CAGCTGTTGTGCTACCCCATGTTGGAGCAGAAGCTGGAGCGCCTGATGCTTGTTTAGCTGATACCATATATTCATCTACAGCTACTGTTGAAGCAGAAGCATGTACATTACCTGCTATAGCAAAACGACCATTTGTACCTGTTGAAGTTGCTTCTAGGTAAAATGCTGAACCTGAGATATTATGTCCTGTACCGCCTGCAGCTACAATAATACCACCATCTGTTAAACTAGTAGAACCAGAAGCTACAACTACAAATCTATCAGCAATTTCTAATGTTGATTGGTTATTAAAACTAGCTGTACCAGCAACTGTTAAGTCACCATTAACTGTTAAGTTTTGAGAAATAGTAACACTATTAGGTAAACCAATTGTTACAGTTTGTCCTGAAACTGAAGTTTCAATTTCATTAGATGTACCTGCGATAGTTAAGTCTTGAGTTAATAAATTAACTGAACCTGCTCCTGTTGAACCAGATATATCTAATGTTGTAGCTAAACCTGTTAAGTTACTACCATCACCTGTAAATGAACCACTAAATGAACCTGTTAATTTTGAATTAGCTCCTGTAGCATAAATTGATACTGAACCACTAACTGTAGTACCATCATCTGTTAAGCTAGAATTTACAAACTTACCGTCTGTAGCATTCCATTTAGTAACAGCGTTATTTGTTAATTGAGCGGCACCACTAATAGCTACCACAGCTGAACTACTACCATTATAACTAAATGGAGTTATACCTGTACTTTGTGATAATGCTGAACCAGCTGTCGCAACAACACCTGTTAAGTTACTACCATCACCACTAAATGATCCACTAAACGAACCACTTAATCTAGTATCAGCAACGCTGCCTGAAATTTGTTGGTTACTACCATTAACTTTTATACTGTTTACCTCGGCGTTACTACCAGAGACAATGACTTTTTTCCAAGTTGCCATGTTATATTAATTTATATTTTAAATATGATTTTATCATATTCCGATATACATATCAGTAGGAGTAAAATAAATACCACCTGATACTGGAGTAGGTGCAGATCCATTAAATACTTTAAATTCAGTTACGCCTTCATTGTTAACTTTTAAAGCACTGCCTGTAGCATCTTGTATAAGGAATATATGAGAGACAGAACCAGTAGAAACAATAGTGAAACTAGCATTATCTACAAATGATAAATAACCTTTTGAAGCAGTAACATAAAACGGAGTTATAAAATCTAAATCAGTGCTACCTGATAAAGTTCCTATAAAACTACCACTAAATGTACCTTCAAAATATCCTGAACCAGTATCAACTACTACTAATGTAGAAGCTTCAATAGTACTTGATGTTACCGCAAGTGTACTTACGGTTTCAAAAACTACGTCTTGATTCTGCGGCGCTATTTTAAAATATGTACCCATTATCTATTATAATACAAGTACCAATCATCAGACCCACTGTAGAATATTCCACCTGTTACAACAGTTGGAGTACTATTTAACATTTTATGTTCAACTACACCTTGTTGATTTACTTTGAATACTTGTTCTCCGTTATCTTTAATTATGAAAAAATCTGTACTTGATGTTACTGAGTTTATTTCAACGTAACTTCCGCTAAACAAGAAAGAGCCATTACTACCACTTAATTCAAATGGTATTGCTAGTTGATATCCTTGTATTAAACTACTCATTTCTTTTATGAAAATTTACCAATTACTGAAATATCAGCTGCATCTAATAATGGGTATCCTAATGCTGCTGTGTCGATAACTATATCAACATTACTTCCATTTTGTGTAACAGATGTAATTAGATTATTTGGTATATAAGTTGTATTAACAACAACAATAAATTGAGTTTTATCTGTTGGAGGTAATGGAGCTGGAGCGGCTGCTATAGTACTATTTAATACTCTAATTGTACTACTATTAGGTAATGTTAATTCATTATCGTATTTAGTCACTGTTAAACCAAGATATGTAACAACTTCATTTGATGTGTTAGCTATATTAATAGTTTGAGCCTGAGTTGGGAAGCTAACACCTTGTTGTTTAGTTTTACCACTAGCATTTGTAGCAACTGTAAATATTTCTGTATCATCTGTTTCTAAATTAAACACAACTTGTGCTTTTGATAAAAACTTTTTAGGATAAGAAATATCTCTATTCACAGTATTTGGAATAATATATCCATTTAATGTAATAACAAAATTAGTTCTTGTAGTTCTATCTTCACCTACCGCGTATTCAGTTGATGTAGCAAAACTATCAATTCTAGTTCTAAATTGGAATCTACCTTCTTCACCCCAATATGTGTTAGCAGCATATTGAAAGGCTTCCATTACAGAAGTATTTTGCTCTAACATGTTAGTAAAAATAACAACTGAATAAGTTAATGTTACATATTCAGGCATCACTACTAATCTATATTCTTTAATAGGATCTCTATTTGTTAAAGCTGTAAAATTATCGTATTGATTCTTTTTAGTATATCCAGTTTCAAATGAAAATAAGTTTTGAGGATTGTTAGCGTCAATTTTAGTACCTAGAGTTCTATTAGCCTCCATAGTATCTCTCTTGATAACAATAACAGGAGCCATCATTCTACCTGAATATTCTCTTAAGTAACCTTTTTCTTGTATTGATGCCCAACGTTCTGGAAATCCGTACATTACAGGTACTTTAATTCTTTCTCCATCTTGAATAATAGAAGGTTTTATTTTTTCTTCTATATATTTCATAATAGCAGTATCAATATCCATCACCCCAATAGAAATATCTTTAATTCTGTCTCCTTTAGTAGAAACATCATTACCTCTATTATGTTGTTTCATAGATGGACGCCCTGATGTAGAGTCAACAGCTTCATGCCCTAACTGTTCATCTAATACTTCACGTATATTTTTAGGTCTTGGTTTTATTGTTTTAGCCATTATATAATTTTATGAGGTAGTAAATTTAATCTTGAAACTCTTGTTTGAGAACATTCCATGTTATAAGTTACTAATTCAGCTTGAGGACAAACTGATTGACCAGCACTAATATTAGCATTAACAGGAACATAATTAGTTATTAAATTATGTAGTTCATAATATCTTTCAGTAGATCTATCATAAATAATATCTCCAATTTCAGGTAACATATTAACACCATCAATTAATCCAGCATTGCCTTGTTCCCATGCCATTCTAGGGATAGTTACTTTAATATTTTTAGTAACATCAGGTCCAAACATCTCATTATTTATAACATCATTATCTCTTTCAATAGTACATTTAATTAAGAAAGGTTGATAGAACCATTTTTCTAATGATTCACCATATATATTTCTCTTAGTTTGTGCTAAATTAATTTTATAATATGCTATATTAGTTTGCATAAACTGCAAAGCAGCTTGTTGCATTTGAGTAAATAAACCTAATGAACTACAATCAGCAGATGGAGTTGGACTAGGTGTAGTACTTGGAGTTCTTGTTGGAGTAGGTGTTACACTATTTGATGGTGTAGATGAAGGTGTTCGAGTAACACTTGGAGTAACACTAGGTGTATTACTTGGTGTACTACTTGGACTAGCTCCTACACTTCTACTTGGAGTATTACTCGGTGTATGACTTGGAGTTCTACTAGGAGTAGGAGTGTTACTAGGAGTTCTACTTGGAGTAGGAGGTAATCCACCTCCTGTTCCTGGAGTTCCAACATAAAATTTTCTAATTAGTGAAACCATATTATAAAGCGTATATTAATAGAGGTACTTGATTCATTGTTTGTCTTGTAAAGTCAGATTCAGCTTGTTTTCTTTCTAGCTGAGCTCTACGAGTTGTTTGATCTAAATATTCTTTTAATTCAGTCATTAAATCTTGTTTTTCTTGTCTAGCGTCAGTTAATAATTCAGATCCATTAACTACTAAACCACCAAAGTTAGAACCTTGGAAAGTAGCTCTAATTTGACCTTCAATTTCTTTACATATAGCTAAAGAATATCTAAAAATCCAACTTCTACCTACTTGATTTATATTAGTATAAATTGGGTTTCTATAAGGTACCGCCATCACATCACCTACAATATTTGGTCTGCTATCTGAAGTTGTTGGTAAGTATTTTTCACTTAACTTCATATATTTAATCCATAAATTCTGAGGACCAGAATCTGTTGGTACAGGGAATATAGTTAATTGATTATTCACAATATTAAAGCTAAATGCTGATTTTCTTACTTGGTCATTAAATTCAATAGCTTGAATCTTTTGAATATCCCAATATACAGGCATTAACATAAAGTTAACACCAGGAGAATAAGAACCAAATCCAAATGTTTCTAATAATCCTTGAACACCAGTACCTGTACCAGCATATGGATCAAAATATCTTACAATTGCTGGAGGTTCTTGGTAGAATACTTGTCTTACTTCAATTCTATCTCCTTCATCTAATGATGCTGAGGCAATAGCCCAAGCATTTAAATCATAAGTTTGTTTATGAGGAACTAAAGGAATAGATCCTGAATATTCAGTTACAAATCCTCCTACACCTGCTTCTTGAGCATATGCTTCAGCAATTCTAATTTGAGTTTGTAAGTTATTGTTTATTAACTTTCCGTTTAATCCTCTTCCTTTTAAAATATCTTGATAATAAGCTGTATTAATAGTAGTTTGTCCAGGATAAAAGAAATTTTGTTTTTGGAAAGCTATAAAGAAATAAACCCAAGATTTACCATCAGTTATTTCGTATGTTGAATAAGTATCAGGTTGAGCAAACACTAAGTTAATTGGTGTATTTGTATTATCTACATAATTAATTTCAAATCCAACTGAAGGATCTACAGTAGAACCAAAAGATGAAGTTAATTCTAATTGTACAGCGGTTGAACCTGTTTTAGCTGTTAAATTAAATCCAAATAAAGATACTTTATTATTAATTTTATTAGATATATTATACGCTGTTTCATCAGCTGTACTTCCTGTAGCTACATAAAATATATCTGCGGTATCATCAGGTAAAGTAGATGCTGTAATAACAAATAAATAATTATCACCTGCACTTGATGTTATACTAAATGAACTGCTGCCTGGAGTAGCTGAATAAATAGCTAAATCTGCTGTATCAAATGTTAAATAAGATGATGAATAATGAGTTGTTGCAACTGTAGGTCCTGCAATTTTATTAAATTGAGGATATGTTGTTTGGCTCCAATCATAATTAGCGTCTACACTATAATCTGGAGTTTGGTAATAATAGAAATTCCAGTTGTTTACTTTATTAATATCAGGAGCTAAAAAGTCATTTAATGATGCTGATGTTACAAAAATTTCTCCACCAGCTGCTGACGCTGAGTTTGGAGCGTCATTACCTATTTCAGCCCATGTAGCTGTTCTTGAGTTAGACCAATAAACTGGAGAACCAATTGATGTGTCTTCACTTAATACAACTTTATCTGCTGTTTCAGTTTGGTTAAAAGGTAATGTTGGTCCACCTTCTAAATTAATATAATTATCTCTAATTTTATATTGATAAACCATGTTACCATAAGTGGTAACAGCTTCTTCCATTGCTGCGTAAACTGTTAATTCAGTTATATAAGTTGTAGCGTTACTTGTACCACCGACACCTAATCTTTGAGCAACAAATGCTGATGCTTTCATAGCATCTTTGATAAACTCTGAGTCATTGTCATAATACCCAAACGGTGTATTATTTTTAACTCGTTCTAGATTAGCGCGATTTCCATATCCGCTTCCAAATAAATTATTCGATGATAATTGACTAGCCATTTATATTAGTATTATTCCAATATAAATATTTAATAGGCCTATTTCCCATATTCATATTCTAGTATCTTTCCAACTAGATCAGATCTATGGTTTTCTTTTAATTTAATCCACTTAATTTCGTCAATTTTTTTAGATAATTCAATAGCATATGATAAACCATTCATTTCTCCTGTAGATGTTTTAATATCGCTTTGCTCATTATCGCCGTTAATTACTATTTTACCTGTTTTACCTAAACGAGTTAATATAGCTAACATTTCGCCTTTAGTTAAATTTTGAGCCTCTTCTACAATTAGTATATCGTCTATAGTTTTACCTCTAATAAACTGTACTGGTAATGCTTTAATTTTATTGTCTTCGAGTAATTTAGGTACTTCATTTTTATCTGAGCAACACTTGGCTAAATTTTCAAGTAATGCTTCCATATATGGATCAAATTTTTCACTTAAAGCGCCAGGTAAAAATCCTAATGATTTACCTACCTCAATTGCTGCTCTTGTATTATATATACAACTAATTTGTTTTTTCTTAAGAAAATCTAAGGCTGCTTGAGCACATACTAATGATTTACCACTACCTGCTCTACCTGTTACAATAACAATTTGATTTTCTACTATTAACCTTTTTGCTTCTTTTTGCTCTTCATTTAATTGAACAGCATTAATAAGTTTAATATCACTTTTGCGCTCACGATTGGGCTCCTTCATAGACACTATTTGATATAAATATGAAAGAAAAAACCCGAGCTTGCGCTCGGGTTTATCTTTTATGACTCTTAAGTTAAGATATCATTAGATGATGTTTAAGTCACCTACGAATACTTTACCGTAGAATTCAGGACGAACCATTTTCTTCGCGTAACGAGTCATGATACCTTTTCTTGGAGTGAAGGTAGCTGGATCGTACACTAATGGAGTCATGATTAATGGTACATATGGAGCATAAACGGCACCAGTTTCTAAGAATTGGTTACCTCTGAAGCCCATTAAGATTACGTTCTCAACCATGTAAGGGTTTTTATACACCTTGTAACGGCTGTTTAATTGACCGATCTTTTGTACACCGAAAGCATATTTCATGTTATCTGCTGCACCATCAGTATCAGCTGCGAATCCTGGAATAGATTCTAAGATTGTAGCTACTGAAGGAGAAACTACCATGAAGTTAGCACCACCACGTAAAGTTCTTTGGTGGATAGTATTAGATACTTTTTGTAACTTAATACCTAAAGTTTGGAACCAAGTCATTTGAGTATAGTAAACACCAGATGTGTTATCAGCAGGAGTGTTGTTACCTACTGTTAAAGCTCTACCAACTTTAGCAGACCAAGCTTCAGTAATTGGAGCGTTTTCAATTAACATATCCATGATTTCTAAGTCGATCTCTAAAGAGATATACTCACTTAACATGCTAGTTAATTCAGCTTCAGCGTCTAAGTTTTGGTATGCGTTTAAGTCTTGAGCGAATTCTGGAGTCCATTGTGCTTTTAACTTACGAGTTTTAGCAGCGATAGTTTCGCTTCTTAACTGTACGTTAATTTCTGGAATAGAAATGCTTGGAGAAGTTGTGTTACCTGTGTTGCTAGAAAATGCTTGACCATCTTCGTAATCACCACGAGCGTTATCTTTAGTTTGTTTGTTGAAGTAAACTGTAACAGCACTTGACGGAGCGATTTCCGCTGTAGATGCAGATACAAATAATACTACGTTACCACCACTTAAGTAGTTAAATTGGTGTAAGTTATCAGCTTCAAGGATAGTAGATCCAGAAGTGATAGAGATTGCTCTAACAGCGTTAGCGTCTAAAGAAGCACTGATAGATGAAGTTGCGATAGTGATAGCTTTAACAGTTGCTAAAGCAGCATCAGTACCACCAGCTACAGAGCTAGAGTAGTTAGCATCAAATCCTAAAGCAGCAAAAGAAGCTGAAGCTACATCAGAAGCAGAAGCTACAGTTACTGAGCTAGAGAATTGGTTGATAGAGTAACCGAAACGAGCTGCGCCATATAAACCGCCAGAAGCTGCGTTACCGAAACCGCTATCACCTACTTGTGTAGCTGTACCATATAAAGATTGACCTGCAGTGAAAGGATTCTTAGTAGTACCATATTGGAAATCTAAGAAGAATACTAAACCAGCTGGTAAGCTCATTGGTTGAACTGAAACGAATTCTTTAGAAGCGATTTGACCAAACACTTTACGAACTAATGGTAAAGCTACGCCTGCCCATTGCTCACCTGTACCTGGAGCAAATGTACCACCAGTACCAGTTTGTGATTGTTCTACTACTAATTGTTTAGCTTGATTTTCTAACATCATAGCCATGTTAGATTTATTATAGTCAGAAAGACCTTCTAATAAACCTGATTTTTCCCATTTTTTAGCAAGACGTGCTGCGTCTGATTGCTGTGACTGCCATGGGTTAGCAGATTCGATTAATGATTGTACTGCACTCATTTTAATAATAATTGTTTTTTTATTTAATAATTCCTGCTAATTGTTGCATACGACGAATAGCAGCGTCGCTTTCTACAATTGGTTGTTTAGGTGCAACACCTGCTGCTTTAGAAGCAAATCCAACTGATTCTTTAATACTTGATTTAGTAGTTTTACCGTTTAAAGCTTCGCTTAATGTTTCAAAAATAGCTTTTGCTTCTTTAACGTTACTTGCTTTATCAAGAGATTTTAATACTTTAACTTTTTGAGCTTCATTTAAAGATTTAGATTTGAAGATCTTGTTAGTGTAAATTAACTTAGCGTTTAGTAAGTTTACTTCGTTTAATTCAGATTGTAAAGTTTTGATTGTTTTGATAGCTTCTTCTAAGTCTTTCTTAGCTTCTTCTACCTCTTCTTTACCTTCTTCTACTTCTTTCTTACCTTCTTCTACTTCTTCTTTACCTTCTTCCATCTCATCTTTAGCTTCTTCTACTTTCTTGCCTTCCTCTTCTTTATCAAGTTCAGCTAAAAGTTCTTCTAAGCTAATAGAATCGTCTTCAGTTCCTTCACTATCTTCAGCTCCTGCTTCACCGTCGATGCCTGTTAAATCTAATTCTTCACCAGATTCATCTTCACCGCCAGTTTCTTCACTTGCTAAAACGTCTTTTAAAACGTCACGGATAATGTCTTTTAATTCGTCAACAGTTAATTCGGTAACTTCGTCGTCGCCTGCGGCTTCAGCTCCAGCATCTTCTGCTGAATCATCAGATTCGTCGTCAGCTTCTTCTAAAGACTCTTCAACTTTTTTCTTGTCGTCGTCTTTTTTAGCTTCTTCAACTTCTTTTTTAGCCTCGTCAACTTCTTCTTTACCTTCTTCCATCTCATCTTTAGCTTCTTCAACTTCTTCTTTGCCTTCTTCTTGAGCGCCTTTTTCTTCAGCTTCAAGTTGTGCTAAGATTTCATCTAATTCAGCTTCTTCAATTGATGGTTCTTGGTGACCAGCTTCATAACCTGGGGTAGTTTCTACGCCCTCTTCTTCAGTGCCGTAGCCTTCTTCTTCAACTTTTTTCTCTTCTAAACCTTCTTCTTCCAACTCTTGTAATTTTGTTGAAAGCATAGACATGATTTTTGGAGTGAAAGTTTCTTCAAGAGCAGCTTTAGCGTTCGCTACTGCAGCGTCGCGAACAGATTTAGCGTCGGCAATCGCTTGTTTGAACAATTCTTGATTTGTCATCTTGAAATTTCTCCTTTTCGATTGCTTATTAAAATGGGAAGCAATATAAGATTGTAAATGTTAAATTAATGAGATATTGGAGATCTCATATGTGGGATGTGTATAAATATATGACAGGTTATTAAAGCGACAAAAAAAGAAGCCCAGCTTTATAAGGCTGGGCTGGTCTATCGATACTATCAATAGAGGGGTACTATCTAATGCAGCAAATTCCTGTTTGGCTGCAAATAATTTCTGAGATTAAACCGTTTATTTTAGTGTATTTACCAAATGAACGTAATCCTGGTATAGCATTTTCGTTTAAGCCTGTTGGTTTCATAAATGCACCTTGTGTTGATGGTGTAGATACGAAATCCCAACATAATAATTCAAAATCATCTTGTACTTCAACTGTACCTTCACCTAATGGACGTACTGAACCCATACCTCTAGATGAAATACCAACAGTAATATTATTTAAAAATAATTCTTTTAATATATTACCACTTGGTGTAGGTAATACTTCAATTTTACCCATTAAATCATCACCATCCCACCATAAACTTTTAATATTATGGCATACATTTTTAAGATTGATAATTGATGAATCTGGGTGGTCTAGTTCACCTAATGCTCTATTTTCAGCAATTGGACCAGCCATATATTTTTCTACTTCACGTACTAATGTATCTTTAGGGTATACTCTACCGTTTTGGTTTTTAGCATCTGCGCGTTGTACTACACCTTCAACAATTAAATTTTTAGATGGAGACAATTTCGCCTCGTGTAAAGCACGAGGTGAAGGAGAGAATGAAAAATATTCTATTAATACTTGCTTACTCATATGTTGTATAATTAGCCTTAGCGGTTTGTAAAGCTTTAATATCTTGTGAATTTGTTTTAGCTACATTAATTGGTTTACCTGTTAATTTAGCCGCTTGAATATCAGCAGCAGACATTAATTCTTTTAAACCTTTCTTTAATGTTTCTTTTAATTTAGAGTGTTTATCTTCACCTTCAGTAAAGAAAGTAGTTGTTACTTTTCTATCTGATGGAGCACTAGCGTTAAATAATTCAACTGCTCTATCAGCACCGATTGTTTTAGCTAATGATTTTAACTTTTGGTCTATTGATCTACCTGTGTCATATTTTCTAGGATCGTCACTCATTTCATAGTACCAATCATACTTAGACATTAATTGATTAAATTGACCTTCAGCGCTTGAATCTCCATTTACTGGATCTGATTCGATACCTTCTTTAACAATTTTCTCTTTACCTTCAACACCTTTATCTTTAAACTCACTTACACCCTTAGGCTTTTTTTTTGCCGCTTCTTTATTACCTAATGAATCTTGTACATTAGCTTTTTCTAACTTACCAGCACCTTTCTTTAAAGTACCGTCAGCGTTAGCTTGCATACCTGGAGCATTTGTTTCAGTTTCTTTAAATTCAAATCCAGTTGGTTGTTGATTTAATAGATTGAAATAGTAGTTAGCGTCTTTAGCTAAGTTTTTTAATACTTTAACTTTAGCTTTTTCTAAAGCCTCATCACTATAATCATCCATTTGTTCTAACTCATGTTGAATACCATGACGGAACTCATATGGGTTAGCTACATCAATATGTAAAGTCTTTTCTTTTTTAGCTTCAGTTAATGTTGTCTTTGTATCTCTATTAACACCATAAACAGTGTCATTATAATTAACTTCATTAATTAAACCTGCTATAAGTTTAAGTCTTTCTACTTCGTTAATTGGTTTTTTCATATATATAAATATTAACGTCCTTGTCCACGATATGCCTTAGGCTTAGGAGTGTGTTTGTTATAAGATTTTTGTCCAGAACCTGGTCCTGTCTTACGTTTACCAAATGTTGTTTTTTGGCTATTGTTAGTTGACTTTGCTTTTGCCATTATAAATCGTTTATTACAAGTTGGTGTAAATAATCAAATATCTCTCTTGCTTCAAATCCATCATCACTTAATGTTCTAACTATACGTTCAGCTGATTTAAGATAAGCCATTACATCTTGTTGGTTAACTAAACCATCCATACGTTCAAATGCTTCTGGAGATACTGCTTCTTTAACTTTTTCTTCAGTTTCTTCAACTTTATCAGTTTCTTCATCCATTCTAGATCCTGGAGGATAGATTAAATCACTAGCTGTCATTTTGTTATCCATGTTAACAGCTCCTGGAGGTAATCCTGATGGAGATTGAGGACGATTTGGGTTCCATGATGCCCAATTTACGTATCCATCACTATAGCTAAAGCCACCACCAGGTGTTTCTCTTTTATATTTTTCAGGGTTAGCTTTAACTTGTGGATATAATTGAAATAATGTATCTTCAAAATCTTGATAGTTATCAAAATATTTGAATGATTCATTCATTTCTTCTTTTTCTTCACGTACGCCTTGACCAGCATATCTTCTACAATAGCTGTCATCTACTTCATCGTAGTTACCTTCGTCGTCTACTCTGTAGCAAGAACCATCTGAACCGTATTCGTATGTAATTTCATACTCGTTCAATTGTTCTTCATTTTCTTTTAATCTAGAATAAGCACCTAATTTGTTTTCAAATAGGAATTGCTTCATGTTAAAATTATCTGCCATTTATTTTAATTTTGTGGATTTAAAAAATAATTTTTTAGTTGCTTCTTTAATTTGACTGATAGCGTTTTCAGTGTATTTTTTGTGTTTTAATTCTTCACCTTCACTTAACTCAGTCTTTAAACGATCCATATATTCGAATAAACGATTAATTTCGTTTACTTTCTTTTTTACTTGTTTAACTGCTTGATGGAATTGATCAGGTTTAGATCTCATTTTAGTTTCATTTCTAAATTGAGCATATCCCTCATTTAAATTTCTTTTAAATGGAAATTCATCTGGTTTAGAAAATAACCAATAACTCATTTCTTGTGTAGCCCACTCTTCAACTGTTTTTTCAGTTGTCGCGGCAGGATCTTCATCATTATCAAAGAAGTACATTGATGACTCACCATATCCTTCTTCATCTTTCATAAAATTATCTACACTTTCAATTTCCTCAGGATCAATTACTGATTTAAGGTAGTCAGTTACTGCTTTATCGTTTAATGAATAGTCACCTTCTTCATCAATATTAAGATATTTATTTGCTAAGTTTGCTTCTTTAATTTCTTTCTTACTTAAAGCTTTTTTAGTAATAATAACAGCTTCAGAAGGTTTTAAAGCTCCCATTTCAACTGCTTTTAAAAGTACTTTAACAGAATCTTCATCAGCACCTAATTGTTTTAAAACATCTACTAAAGAATCATACTCACCAGCTTCCCATAATTGTTTATAATCCATAACTTTAGATGGACGATTAGGGATTGATGGAGCTAATTTACCACCAAATGTTTTGATGTAGTCTTTAGCTACTTTATCACCATCCTTTTTAGGGGCAAAGGCATATTTAGTAGCTACACCAGCACCTACTCCTGGAGTGACAGAAGCACCTGTGCCTGTTGTAGACATTTCTTGTTTTAACTTAATAGTTAATTTTTCTTTTAATGCTTTCTTACCCATTTACTTTCTTAATTTCTTCAGCTAATTGTTGATATTGAAGTAATGCAACTAAATGATCATCTTTTACGGATGCCTTATTTGAAATCGGTTTTATTAACGTTATAACTTCGTTTAACTTGATTTCAGTTGTCTTATCATCGATTTTGCTAACTAAATCTACTAATTCAGTTTTAACTTTATTAAGGTTCTCATTAATGTAAACCTTAAGATGTTCAGGATTAGAGATATTGTTAATGAATTCTTTTAATACTGATTTTTGACGTTCACTTAAGTTAGAGTATTTAGAATTGAATTTTTCAATTAACATTCTATAAGCTAAGATACGCACATTTTTATCTTCTTTAGTAAAAGCTTGTTCAACTTCAGAATCTGTATTTTCAACTAAGGTTTTCTTAGTGATATGTTCCATTAAAGTAAGTTTATTAAGCACTAATTGTTTAGGCTCAACAAACTTGCTCTCCATAGCTGCCTCAAATAATGTATAAGCGGCTGCTAATGCTTTATAGTTGTTAACTTTAGATTTAAAGAAACTTTCAAGATTATAATGTTTTTTAACTTCTTTAATTAAGTTATATTTTTCTTTAAGTAATGTTTCTTTGTTTAATTTTTTAGCTAAATCAACAGTAGTATTAACTAATGCTTCAGCTTTACCTTCAGATAGGCGGGGAGCCGTTAAGATTGTATGGTAAAGCTTATGTTCTTTAGCCATTTCGCTATTGTGGAAGTATTTCTTCACAATTTTGACTGCTTTAGAGTCATTATTCGCTAACGTATCAGATGCTATTTGACGCACTAATAGCTCAAATAAAACACCTGTGTTACGAAATTTGTTATGTTTAATACGCATAATTATGTATAATGATACTACTTATAAATATGTAGTTTATTTAATTTCTTCACGGATGTTGCTTTCATCTAGCATACCATTTTCAAATAATGTTGTCTTACGTGGTACTGGTATTTGATCAAACATTTTCTTGTTTTTAAGATATGTTTCTAATGCTAAAGGTGAGCCACCTTTCCATTGTGTTTTTGATAAAGTATCTTCTTGGTCAGCACCAGCTGCGCTATATGTTTTAGCTCCTATACGATCTTTACCAAATGGATTATCTTGACGATTAATATTTGATACAGACTTTTCAGGGCGGCCAACAAGGTGTACAGGTTCGTTAGGATCTTTCTCATTATATCCTGTTGGTACTTCACTATCACCTCTACCTTTACCATAAGCTGTAGCTAATTGTGATGGTGTACCATATACTTGACCACTTTCATTTGGATCATTACCTTCTTCTTCAATTTGAGCTAATCTAAATTTACGTTTCTTATCTTCAACTACTAAATCACGATATTCATCATATTGGTCTTCACTGAAGTGGAATAAATTATCATAAATCCAATCAGTTGGTAATAAGTTATTTTCCATGATAGTAGATGCTAACTCAACTTTTTCTTTCATTAAGTTAACACGTTCTTGATCATAAATGATAGATGGTGTAGTTAATGATAAATCAAAATTTGTTAAGCTTTCACCGTCATATCCTTGGCTATATAAGTGTACTAAGGCAATCTTAGTTAATTCAGATAATAATATACGTTGAATACGTTCTACTGTACGAGCAAATCTAATATCTTCAGCGGCTAATGTAGCTTTACCAGTTAAATCTTTTTCATAACCCATGAATGCTTTAGGTATCTTAAGAGCAGCAAATAATTTATCTCTTAAGTAAGCAACGTCTTCAATACCGTTATATTCTAAACCTTTAGCTGTATCAATACGAGTTGATTGGTCATTACCTCTTACAGGAATGTAAAAGTCTTCCATCATATTCATCATATTGTACTTTAAGTTATATTGTCCTGTTTGAGGATCGATATAAGGTACTTTTTTAAGTTTTTGAACTGTTTTTTGCATAAATCCTTCTACTTCATTAGGAGGAATAGCACCTACGTTCATATAGAAAACACGTTTTTCAGGAGCGCGAACAATTCTATGAATTAACATCGCGTCTTCCATTAAAACCATTTGTTTAAATATTTTACGACCTGGTTCTAAGTAGCTTCTACCATAAGGTAAATAGTTAACATCACTAATTAATCTAAAGTGAGCCATTTCAAAATTCTCAAAGTAGATATCAGCTGTAGCGGTACCTAAAGCGTATTGTGTTTGTGGTGTTGTAATACCTGATACACTTGTTGGATCGTATTTATATCTTACATAAGTAGGATTTTGTGGATTAGTACCTTCTTCTCTAATAATAGAGTAAGCTGAGAATGGTATTACATTATAAACACCAAATTTTTCAGCTATTTCTAATTTAAGATAAAAATCTCCATACTTACACATGTTACGAGCCCAACTCCATAAGTTGAATTCGATATTTAATACGTCGTAAAATAAGTTATATAAAATCTTCTGAATGTTTTCATCAGCAGATCTAATATGGAGCATTTCACCATGCTCATTTTTTAAAGTACACTCATCAGCGATGATATCTAATGCAGATGCTACAATAGCGTCTGTGTCCATTGATTCATAGTCAGTGTAAAGTTGTACTCTTAACGTTTGATAGTTATAAACGTTATTAACGTTGTAAATACCTGCACCTGATGTTGTGTAGATTTTAGTAAATCTGTCAACTAAAGCATTAGTTTGTAAAGTACCTAATGATTGTATTCGGTCGGTATCGATTACTCTTAATTCATCACCACCCACATTACGGATAATAACGTCAGAAGAGAATAATCGTTTTAGATTGTCAAATAATCCCATAATTCTTGTATATGTTATAAATATTTGTTTATACTAGCCAGCTAATATCCTCCGCACCGCCTCTACCATCATCCATTCTCCATGGATCTTCATGGGTTGGACTATGTGGTGAATAAAAGCTAGTTGGCCCGGTATTATACGAAACTCTTCCTATACCTCCAAGCGAGGCGCGAGTTAAATCCATACCTGCTTGAGAAAATTTTAAAGCGGTATCACGTAAAAACATACCAATACCAAATGCCATTACAAGGTCATCATTATAACCATCATTGGCTTGTGCTTTACCATTTTTCCAAACAAATGTTCTTAATTCTTCTAAAGTTCTACGTGATTGAATAATACAAGCTCTATCACGCATATATGCTTCTATTTTTGCAACAACAAGTGGTCTTGTTTTAGTAGAGTTAGTAAAACCAGGTACTAAATTATTATCATTACGGTTTAAAAAATTATCCATTGTGATGTTTGCTGTATCTGATTTAGATGAGTAATATACATTTTGATATCCTCTATCTAATACTGTTTGAATTGTATCCCAACCAACAGTAGCGTTTTCAATTACTAGCAAAGCGTTATTCCATTCAGTAGCAATTGATACTAATAAATGACCATAATCACGAGTACCAAGTTGTCCTTTATATTCTTCTACTTGTTTAGCACTTTCAATATCAATAACATGACAAGCAGAATAGTCTTTTCCATCTCCTCTAGCTACGTCGGCAACAACCATATATTGTTTTGTATAATCAGGATATTCCCAACGCCATAAATTACCATCAAATCCTCCTTTAGCTATTGGATCTGCTTGATAAGTTGATATATAAAAATTTAAAATATCTGGCTCAACAACTGTATCACCTGATGTTGTAAAGTCACAATCACATTCTTGAGCGGCGTTTCTAATTCCTAAGATAGCATCTTGTTCATCTCTCCATTTTTGAGTTCGTTCAGGATGTACAGTCCAAGGTAACTTAATAGATGTAAATCCATTTTTACCTTCTTCTCCTCCAATAAATGTTCTATGGAACCAGTTACCTGTACCAAATGGAGTTGAAATAGCAATACATTGACCTCCCGTAGCTAAGGTTTGTTGAGCAGAAGCAAATATCTCATCAATACCTTCAATGAAGGCAGCCTCATCTAATAATAGTAATGATACGGCTTCAGATCTACCTGCGTCGCCTGTCGCACCAATAGCTTTAATTTGAGAACCGTTACTTAGTTTTAAACTTAATTTATTATTTTCTGTTGCTTTTAGTTGTAACCAACTTGGTAAGTTATCATAAGCAAATTTTACTTTTGTAACCATGTTTTTAGCAGTTTCCTGCTTAGTAGCGATACAAAGTATATTTTTATCCTTTTGAAACAACATTAACCAAAGTGAATAAGCAGATGATAAGGTAGATATACCTAACTGTCTTGACTTATTTACAATACTATATTTGTTCTTTTTAAATTGGTGTAATACACCTTCCTGGAATGGGTATAAATTAAATTGGATACGTCCACGTTGTGGGTGTTGAATCCAATAATATTTTCTCATAAAATAAACAGGGTCTGTAGCGCACTTAATGTACTCCTGTTTAATTATTTCTTTAATGTTTTGTTGATCACTCATCAATATTATATTTAGTTCTTAAATATCTCGAAAGTAAGATATAGGACAACCAAAAACAGCCTGAAATAGAGTAGAAAACTACGTCTGCCGTCCAGTAAGAACCACTTAGATCCATTATCAATTTGAATAGTGCGTCGTAACCAAACGGAAGAAAAAACATTGCTAACATCAGAGATAAGTCCTTGAACAGTACCAATTGTTTTTTTCGATCCTGCTTTATATGTTTTATTTTTTTTACTATCACCGTCGTCCATATAGGGTTAAATTCGTGAATAATATCGTAACTTGTTGTATATAAATATATAAAAAGAGTCTAACCTTACGGGGTTAGACTCTAGAACTATAATACTGAGATTATAGCGGGGAATTATTTTACTAACATTAAATATACTAAACCACCAGCAATTAAACCAGCTCCTATTTTAGTAAATTTATTTTTTGCTTTTAACTTAGCGTTTTGTAATTGTAAACTATTATATTGGAATTTCCAATCTTTGATTTGTGTTTGTTGGTTGGCAACCATATTTTTGTATGTATTTTCTTTAGAAACATACTTACTAATAACACTATCTTTATTTGTTACTCTTGCTTCTAAAGTAGCGATTGAACTATCCTTTAACACTATAATTTGTTTAGCACCATCTAATTCTACTAAATCCTTAGCAGCAGCAACTAATACTGGTTGAGCAACTGGTAAAGGATTAGTAACTGTATCTTTAGGATAACGTTGATTAAATGAAGTTACTAATTGATGTTCAGTTAAGTTGTCAATTTTATTTTTTTCAACTTCAATTACTTCAACAACTTTAACTACTTTAGCTTTTTGATGATCTAATTTCCATTGTAAATCACCATCTACTTGATTTAAAGAGTCAATAACTTTATCTTCTTTAACTATTACTAACTGCATTGAATCAACAGCTTTAACTAAACTGTCTTGTTTTGCTTTGAATTCACTTGTTAATCCTATATTAGTTACTTTATCAAAAGCTAACCATAATAAGATTAAAACTAGAATTACTGGTAAAATGTATTTTTTCATATTTTTAAATTTCGTCTTCGCCGTCTAATTCAATTGGTTCATCATCGATGCCTAATGCTTTTAATTCATCATCATCACTCTTTTTCTTTTTACCTGCTACTGTAGGCATTGTTGGTTCATCTAAAGCTTTAAGAAGTTGTTTTAAAACATTCTTAGTATTTGTAGGTGTGAACTTATATTTGTCAAGATCATTTAATACTTTAACATATGCTGTATGATCATCTGCTTTTATTTGTTTAAGTGCATCTACAAGCTGTTGAATTAATTCAGGTAATGCTTCTTTAGCTGTTTCTTTAGATTTAAGATTAGCTGCTTTTAAATCAGCACTTGACATTCCTCCATCTTCAGCTTCTTTAACTACACGACCTGTTTTCATAGTTGACGCGGCATATTTCTTAATGATCTTATCAATTAAACCTGAGTAGTTATTAAAGAAATCTCCAACTTTAGAGTTTAATGGGGTTGATTTTGGTAATTTAAGTTTAGCTAAATCTTTTTCTGTTGGACCATCTTCATCATCCTTATCCATTGCTTTTCTACCCTTAAGTTTTGACTTGCCAATAAACATATCTTCAGCATCATCGTAATCACCAAAAAATGTACCTTCTTCATCTTCAGGAGCAGATGCTTGTTTAGGAGTAGTTGTAGTTAATAATTGATTTCTAATGTCAGGAGTAAAAGACCAATTAACACCAGGAGCAGCATTCTTTTCAATTTCACTTTTTAATAATTCAACATCCATTGGTTTAATACCTTGTTCTTTAGCTTGAGCTATAAAGTAATTAATTACTTGTTGCTTTCTATCTGTTTTAAATGATGAAGGATTTTTAATTCTATCTTTAAGATCTGGAAATGATGGATTTAATTTGTATTTTTCTTTAGCAATACGAGCCATTTCCTTAACAGGTACTTTAATGTTAAGTTTTGACTCAGTTATAAATTTTTTGTAATCGAAATCTGCCATGATTTGTGTTTTGTGTTAATAAATATTTTAAATTAGTGTGTTTAGTATAGTATTTACACGATCTTTAGTTGGACCTTGTAACATAATTAATTTTTTAGGTGGAAACAATTTAAGTAAACGTTGTATTTCTTCATTAATTTTTAATCTATACTCAGCATTTGTTTCACGAACACCATTATCTTCAATAACAGTACCAATAGGATCAATATAAAATACTACATCATATTGATCTTTTAATAACATTGCCGCGTTAACAAATTGTGATTTTTCAGTTAAATCAATTGACTTTGCTAACATAGTGAATGAACAAACATCCCAAATAGTTCTATCTGTTAATACATTTTCATGTAATAACTCACTAGCACGTTCAGCTAAAAATACTAACTGACCGTTTATTGTTGAATCTGTATTCAATGGAATACCTAAATCTCTTAAGTATTTACTACGTTCAGTAGCTAATTTATATGTCTTAAACATATCTTTTTTAGCTAATGCTTTAACTAACGTTGTTTTACCCACTGACATTGTGCCACATAATCCTATTTTCATGTATATAAATATTAATTAGAGACGTGTATCATATTTTGGATCTTTTGCTGGTGGTACACCATTTGAGTCACGTTTACGATCCATAAACTCATCCTTAGTATACTGAATACCAAATAACCAATATTCTTTTTTACCATCAGGATATATAACAGCTGGTTCTTCCCAATTATGGAGTTTACCATCTAAATAGTGAACAATTCTACCATCAACTGATTTTAATCGTTTTACGCCTGTATCTTTAGCCATATATTATTATTTTATTAAATATAAATTATTTACTTGGGTTAATTAAACTTTCAGCAACATAAATACCGTGTGCACCTGATACTGTTATACCGCGAGCACTTAAAGCATCTCCTACAAAGTGTACATTTGAATATTCTGTTAATGACAAGTCATCATAATTAACTAATGGTTCAGGACTTAAATATTTTACTTCAGGAATATACATACCCCAATCATCACCAAATTCAAATACTTTATTCATTTGGTCAACAAAATCAATAATATATTGTGCGTATTCACCAAATGCTTCTTTAAAAATATCTAATGTATCTATTTGATAAGCTTCAACATTTATTCCTTCAGAAGTTTTACTTACTCCTCTATGTCTGTTAGGAGAATAATATACTCCTCTACCTTCTACTGTGTTGAATTTTTGTACCACATCACGTGACCATTTAAATGGATCTTCAATACCCTTAATTTCCATCAAGATACCAAAGTTGGTCATATTGTTTCTGAATTCTTCTCCTTTTTTGGCATGACCATTATACGAAACATCTCCATAAGTTTCTTCAACAGCCACATAAGCGGCGTTGTTGTTGGTACAAAAAGAACGAAGAGATACTTTATCGAATTTTTGATAGAGTTTAAAGTCATAAGATATGTCTATTAATTTTTGAAAATATTTTTGTGGTGCTTCAAATCGAACACCAATTTGTACTGATTTAGGTTCAGTTGGTAGTTTATAATCATCAGATAGTTGTTGTGCAAAGTCAATACCTGATTTACCTACAGCGAATATTAATTCATCATATGAAATCCATTCCATTTGTGGTTCAAAGTGCCATTTTCTAAAGAAATGAACTTTATTATCAACAAATTCAATTTTATCTACTTCAGTTTCCCATTCAAATTTAACACCTTTATCTAACAAATATGAATACCATGCTTTAGCAATCTCATGTAAGAAATTAGATCCAATGTGCCATACAGGAAACATTCTCAAACCAAAATATGGTTTAATAAATTCAGGTTCTTCCTGTGGATCAGACATAAA